ATGATCGGGGAATTTTCGAAGTTCCAAACGTAGGCGTCCGACGACGCGCCGAAACACTGGATAATAAACCCATTGCTAGTTCCTGCGCCTGTTGATGACGATTGGAGCAGCAATGCACCGTCGCCGGCGGAACTGCCGCGAACAGTGAGCCTGCGGGTGGTGGGCTCGGCATTTACTCCTACCAACCCAGACGCATTTATCACAAACGGCGTGGTATCGCTCGCCTCGTCATTGACTACAAATGAGTTGCCGCCGCCGGTATTTGTCACCGTGAGCGGCACGCCAGACGATGCCGTGAAGGTAGCGTTGCCGGTGATGGCAGGACTCGCGGCCGGCGCCGCACCGATGTCGCTCGGCGTCAACGCGTCACTGCCGCCGGTCGCGTGGGAACTGGCATGGGTGGTCGATGCCTTGCCAGCGAGCGACGACCCCAGACTCCCCGCCGGCCAGCCGCCAATGGGCTGCGAGCCGACGCCAACATTGCCGATCGTTTTCGTCGACCACGTTGCCGACGAATAGTTGTAGCTGAGTGCCACATCGTAGGGTTTCGGCGGAGAGCCGGCCGACACAATATTGAGGTCGGTGATCTGTGCGAGTGTGTGCGTATGGCTACGCGGCGTGGCCGTCACATACGCCAGCGAGGTGTAAGCGTCGGTGCCGTTGCCGATGACGAGCGTGTTTTCGTCGGTAACGACGAGCAACTCCCCCGCCAGCAGCGTCGGGTTGACGCTCGTCAGGTTCGCGGCGGTGCCTCGTTTGTTTTGGACGCGCGGCATTATGTTTGTTGTGTAGCGTCGTTACGGGGCGATGAAAAACACAATCGTCCAGCGGGCGATCCACACCCCCAACACGCCACCCGCCACGCCTGCCGGGAATGAGGCGAGAACCAGCGCGGCGGCGAAGGCGTCGTTGCTCATGCGTCGGGGAAGGCTGCTGTCGGCACCGTGATGGTTGAACCTGTGTAGCCGCGAGCCGTGCCCTTTGTGATGCGCAGTTCGTCGATGTAGCCATTTAGCACAAATCCGCTGCCTGAGTTGTCAATAAACGCACCAACGCGAAAAACTGTGCCTGTCAGGTTTGCTGACGATGTGCCTGTCACAACGCGCTGACCGTTAACGTAGGCGCTCAACGTAGTGCCAGAACGCGATACGGCGATGTGCTGCCACACGCCTGTCGTTAGGACATTGTTGGCTGAGTTGAAGAACACCTCGCCGACGCGAGAGTAAATCGACAGCATGTTTGTGCTGGCTTGACGAATCAGCAGCCCGTTCTGTTGATCCACTAGGCATGTGTTGCTGCCGATTGAATTTGCATACGTCCAAAATTCGATGCACAAATCGCCAGTCCCGAACGTGTTTTGACTGCCGCTACCAGTTTCTAAATAATCACCATTGCCGTCGAATGACGCGGACTTTCCGCCGAATTTCGATTGCGTCGTCGATTGCGTGACGTTCCCTGTGGCAGTGATGGTCTGCGGCGACCCGCTGGAATCCGTAAACGTACTTCCGCTGCCGTCCATGTGGAGCAGCAGTGCTACGCTGGAAAAGTCTGGGTCGGTGGCAGCCTGCCCCGGCCACGCATTAAGCGACCGCTGCCGCTGAACGGTTCGCAAGTCCCAAATGCCAGACGCCACCGTGGTATTAGGCCCGGTCGGGCGAGGGCCGATGTAGGAGCCGTTAGAGCGAAGTGACATGGTGCGCTACCGTTGTGATGTGGGGAACTTAGGTTTCGGGAGTCGGTTCAGGTTCAGGCTCAGGAGCCGGTTCTGGCTCCGGTTCAGGCTCAGGAGCCGGCGGTGCCGACAACGCGGCCCTCGCCGCACCGTAGGCGAGCATGATCGCCTCGTATTCCGCGAACGGCAGCGTGTGGGCCACGCCGTCCATATCGACGACGTTCACCGGCTGGTCGACTCCCAGTTCAGCGGCACGGCTCGCGAGAACGTACATCCCCGTGAGCAGGGCCACGTCATCGGGTTGCCAGCCGAGACGCCAGCCGAGTCCGGTGTCATAGCCAGCCTCATACGGCGTCGGCTCCGGCGCAGGCGGCGGCGGCGGGAACAGGGCATCCAGATCGTCCTGCGTCAGCGTTGATCGGCTCCAGCCGGTCGCCGCCAGAACAGATTCGTCGTTGCTCCACTGAGAGGGGTCGGTGCGAGTCGAACCGTCAGGGAGACGAACGCGGAACGGGAGTTCCAACGCGGCTACGCCGTTTCGACGCCAGCACGAATCGCCGATGTTTGCCATCACGTAATCCTCTCGTATGAGATGACCGCTTCGAGGTCGCCGGCCGCGCTTGCCGTGGCGGTCAGGCTGTCGCCCTCTTTGAGATACAGTGGGCGACCCGAAATCACTTCGAGGCTCGCATCGGCTGGAACGCTCACGGTGCTGGCGATCGACCAAGCGTTCGTGCCAGTGGCGAGCTTCACGGTAACATCAGCGGCAGATGAGCCGTCTATGTTCGCCACGAACATCGAAACGATTCGGATCGTCGCCGATGACGCGGTGCCGTTGCTCACGATCGTGGTCGCCGACGTGCCTACGGCTGTCGCGAGCGACAAGCCTTCCACGGTCGTCGGGCTGTTCATATTCGGGTGTGCCATCAATCGCTCCAGTGCCAGTTGCCGTCGAGTTCAGCCGCCCATAGCGAGAGGCCGCCGGCCGTCGCCGCCGGCAGTATCTCGCCGCAGTCAATGTTCAGAAGGTCGTGAATCGTATCCGTCGCGTCCTTGAAATAAATCGTCTTGTCTGCCCGCTGCACCGCCAGCTCACCATCGGCGAGCGAGGACGGGATAGCCCCCGAAATCGTCGACCGCTTGAGTTGGATCGTGTTCGCCACTTAGAACGTCCCCCCGTCGATCGTCGCATTATCGATGGTCGCCGACCAGGTGCCGCTGGTGATCGTGCCCACGCTGGTCAGGCTCGATGCCGTGACGCCGCTGCCGAGCGTGTTTGATGACAACACGCTTGATCCGTTGATCTTGTATTCCTTGCCGGCGAGCAGGTTCATGTGCTCGCTACTCGTCCAGGCGTCGGTCGAGTCCACCCAGTTGAGCGTCTTGTCGGTCGTGCCCTTCAGCGTGATGCCGCCACCGTCAGCAGTCGCATCGGACGGGCTGGCTGTGCTGCCAAGCTCAAGGTTTTTGTCGTCAACCGAAATCGTGGTCGAGTTGATGCTGGTCACGGTTCCATTGACCGTGAGATCACCGCCGACCGTGACATTGCCGGTGGTCGTGATCGACGATGCGGCAACCTCGCCCGCAGATCCGTAGACCACGGCCTTGCTGTTCACGACCGCATTGGCGATCGAGCCATCGACCAGATTCAACTCAGCGGCGGACGAAGTGACCGTCGTGCTGCCGATCTGGAATGTGCCGGTGTGATTTACCGTCCCGCTGAAAGTGTAGGTGCCACTCGCCGTCTGCGTGCCAGTGAGTGCTAGGTACGTCGCCGACAGATCGGGGATGTCAGCGGCCACCAGCGCCCGGAACGTCGGCGAGCCGTTGCCGCCAGAGCCGGGGGCGGCGAACACGTAGTTCTGCGTCTGGCTCGCCAGCGTGGCAGAGAGCGTGCCGCTCGAAGTAACCGGAGAACCACTGACAGTGAAAATGTCTGGCAGCGAAAGCCCCACGCTCGTAACCGAGCCGACTCCAAGCCCAGCGATTTCATTCTGAACGTAGGCTGTCGTGGCGACTGCCGTAGAACTATCGTCAGCGGCAGGCGTGGTCGCCGTGGCTGATGCGCCAAGGGCGACCGTCGAAGAGAAGGTCACGCCGCCCGAGAACGTGTAGGTGCCAGCCGCAGTCTGCGTCAGACCACTCGAAAGCCCGAGGTACGCACCATCACCGCCGATGGCAATCACGCTGGTCGCGGAGCCGCCCGCACCGCCGGTGCCCGTGCCGTAGTAGAGGATATTCGATGCTTCGTTGAACGCGAGTTCAGCGTTCGCCAGGCTCGAAGGTGCGCCCGCGCCGCTCGCGGCTGCCCGACGCTTGATCCTCAGTGTGTTCGCCATCGCAGTCTCTCCTAGAAGTTTCCGCCGTCAGTCAGGTTTGCGTCCGCGTAGTTCCGCCACTTGCTCGATGAATACCTCAGAACGTCGCCTTCCGAGACCCCAGATAGGGCAACATCTGAGGCCGACTGCAATGCCGCACCAGCGACTCCCTGAGGCCCCTGCGGGCCAATGCCGCCAGCCGTTGCGGTAGTCACGACGTTTGCCGACACAGCCGCCGCGACAGCGGAGCCCGTCACGCTGGCAGTGATCCGGTTGCTGCTGACGTTCGCTACGATCATCCCACAACCTCCACCATGCCTTGCAGGGCGGTACGTCGCACGTTGCCTGGAGCATCCCACTCAAGACGCCAGCCGTAGGTGCCGACCGGCAACGCCGCCGTCTGCGTCTCCGTGAGAGCGAGCGACACGACTCCATTCGGGCCATCGCTCACGCTGGCCGTGATCGTCTCGACAACCTCACCAGTTACCACGGACGTAATAACTGCCGTAACCGTGTAGCCGGTCATCGTCGTGGGCGAGAAATCAATCGTCGTGCCGAGCTCATCGCCACGGCGAAGCGACAGCCCCAGCGAACCCGGCAGTTGCGTGTACGTAGCCATCAGGTGTAACTCCCCCACGAGACGCTATCGAGCAGGGCTTTCACGCCGAACGGCACTTCGGCTGCCGCGACGTTGTCCGCCGCAAGCCGTCGTTCATACCAGTGACCCACCAGCATCAGCATCGCGTGTCTCGCCCGCGTCGGCACCGCTCGCCCATCCTCGCCGTAGCCGGCCCACCACGTCACGGTGATCGAGCCGGGATCATCGAGATTGCTGGGCCACGTTCCGCCGTACAGGTTCCGCAGCACACCCGGCGTCGAGTCGGAGTCCACGCGGTACGATGCCGTCGACAGCGCTGCCGTCTGTCCGGTTTGGTTGACGGTATACGTCAGAGTGACCGGCGTTTCAGACGTTACCGGCAGCATCGGCGGGCGAGGAAGTTCAATCTCAGCCGGGAACTTGTCGAGACGCATCTGCCAGCGAGTCTTCACAAGCGAGCGGTCGATGTAGTCTTCCACCCACTCACGGGCAGCCGAGATCAGCGACGTGAGGTACGTGTTTTCGCTCGCCTCGTCTGAGTCGACGCGGCAGTGCGTCTTCGCCTCCGCGAGACTGACCGGCTCCACGACCGGCTGCGTGATTCGCCTGAGGCTGCGGTATCTCATTGCTTGCCGCGTCTCCGTTTGGGCGTCACGTCCGCCGATTCCGCCCGATGCTCTACCGCCGCCGTCTCGATCAGATCACGCTGGCGATCCTCGACCGCGTAGCCCCACGCCAGGAGCCGCGCCGCCAGACCGTCATCGACCTCGACCAGTTCGCCAGCCTTGTAGCTGGCATACGCTCTGCTCATTTTGATTTTCATGATCCGGCGATACTCCATGCAGTTTCGGGCTTCTTGGATGTGCTGGTGAACTCCGTCGTCCACTGGAAAACAGGCTTAGAAAAGTCCTTGCTCGGCCACGTAATGACATACTCGCCGTGCCCTAGCGTGACGCGAGGCGAGACGAAAACGCGGTTCCCGCTCTCCCGCCAGTTCCGCCAGAAGTAGATGTCGTCATCGACCCGGCCTTCATTCCACGAGCCATCCGGCCCCGGCTTGCTCCAGAACCAAGGCTTCCTCGCCCGCTTGAGGGCAGCCGTTGAAATCACGGTGAGCCCAAAGTGAGCCGAATCGACTTCCTGCACCGGCTCGGCAAACCATGAAGCAGGCAGCGTCGTGACGCCATCCTTTGGCGGGTTGTCCAGCGTGCCCTTGAGCGTGAGCATCGGGCGACCGTCCTCGCGTTTCGTCTGGAGCCCTGTCACGGCGTCACACTGGAACGTCAACGCCAGGGCGAAGAGATGCTCCAGATCCGCCTTCGTGAAAAACGTGTCATAGTCGATTGTCAGCAGGTATTCGCACGAGTCGATGAACTGCTCCATCACGCGGGTGTTCACCTGCGACCAGAACGCCCCGGTGCCCATCGTCGGGCGAATCCCGAGCGGCATGAGAGCCTGAGCCCATGCGAAGTGGTTCGCCGTGAACGACAGGCGAGGCATCGACATGATCGCCTCGACTCTCACGTCAACCTCAGACCCACCAACCTTGACGATCATTTGCAACCTCAAAAAGAGAACGGGCGGCCCCCGAGTGAGAGCCGCCCGTTCAGAGTTGCACTTGTGTCAAGCGTCAGCCGACCGAGACGTTGGCACCCTTGGCACCGCCGACTTCGCCCTTGCTCAGACGCACGACCGAGGCCACGCCGCCCGAGGTCTGGAGCGTCGAAGCGACGTTCAAATACCTCTTCTTGCCACGCAGGTCGACATCGAACCGCACCACGACCGTGTCGTTGGTGTTGGCCGGCGTCGGAACCGTGAAATCCGTGCCGCCGACGTAGCCCGTCAGGTCGGCATAGGAGCCGTCCGTGTCGCTGCTCTGGAGCTTCAGCACCGTGGCAACGGCAGAGGCAGTGCCAGCCGCAGCGACGGGCTCGTAGCACACGTCGATCGAGGCGTGGCTGTAGCCCTTGCAGTCGATCGGGTGGGCAATGCTCGCCCCGTCCACGACCTTCGCTACCGTCTTACTAGCTTCAACGTAGTTCATCTGTCAGAGTTCTCCGTAGGAAGGGGTGTGGATCAACCGAACTTGAGGGCCACGACCGGACCAGCCTTGGTCGTGCTGCCGAGATCGTGAACGACCATCGCATTGCGAGTCGTGGCGAAGGTGAGGGTCTGATCGTACTCGATGTACCGCTCGGAAGCCGTGCGGATCGAGACAGCCCGACGCTCGCCGAAGGTCGCCGCCTGCGAGAGGTCGCCGAAGAGCACAGCCACCTTGCCGGTCGTGCCAGAAAGAGCCGACTCCATCGAGTGAACCAGACGCACCGGATAGCCCAGGAACCGCTCGCCGAAGCCGGCAGCCACGTCGCTCGTGCTGTTTCCGCCAGGGCCAGAGGCACCGCCGGGCAGCATCGCGAGCCGCAGCATCGCAGAGCCCCAGCCAGCCGGGCTGACGTAGAACGCAGCGTTCCGGCGAGCGTAGAGCGGGAGCTTGGCGACCATGTCGGTGAAGTTCGCCATCGTCAGGGCACCGAAAGTCGCGTTGCCAGTAGCAGTCACGACCGAAGCGGTGTGAGCGGCGTCCAGCACCTTGGTGCAGATGCCGGTCACGCCGTGGTAGGCACTCGTGCCATCGCCGATGAACCCGGAGTTGTCGAAGGCTTCAGCAAACGCCTGGGCCACTTCGACAGCCATCGCATCGGCGAGGTCGATGATGGAGTCTTCGAGCAGCGAGTTGGGAACGCGGTTCGCCACGCCCCAAATCTTCGCCGACAGTTCGACGTTGTCGAAGGTCACGTCGCTGGCAGTCACCTCGACGTTCTCGCCAACCGGGCGAGCGGCGAGGCCACCCGTCCGGCGAGCGATCACGAGCGTGTCGCTGCTCATGCTCACCCGGCGAGCGTACTGCGGGAACGCGCCGTACTCTTCGACGAGCCGGATGATCTCGTTGCTCATCTCAGGAGCCACGAGCACACCACCGAGGGCATTCACGCCACCGGCCTGAACGCGGCTTTCGACGCCGTGGTCTTTGCACCACCGCCGGGCTTCGGCATCACCGAACACGAAGCCCTTGATGTGCATTCCGGCCCGGTAGGCACTCTCGGCATCCTTGAACGCCCGCAGGCTGTTGTGAGCCTTCGGCACCGCGTATTCACGAGTCTCCACGGCAGTCTCCTTGACCTCAGGGGTTTCGATCACAGCCTTGACAGGGGCGGCCCGCTCCAGCACGGACCGCAACTCCAGTTCCTTGGCACGGACTTTTTCGAGGAACTCGATCCGCTCGCGGAGCTTGTCAGCACGCTCGGTCAGGCTCCGCAGCGAAGCCTCTTGCTCCTCAGTCATGGGAGCGGCCTCTTCACCCTCGGGGGCGTCATCGGTCATCGCTTCCATCTCAGCGACAACGGCGGCCAGTTCGTCGAGCAGTGCCTTGATCTTGTCCACGAGGCGAACTCCTTGTGTTCGGGAAACGGCATCTCCACGACGCCGATACCCTCACGCTAGGAATCCAAACCCCCACCCATCCAGAAACGCAGCCGCGTCTTTTACTAGGAAGGAAGCGTGCGGCGGCGGATGTACTCCGCTGGCACCACGCTCTTTGCCGTGGCACCGCAGCACTGGCACCGCAGATAGCGAGTCTGGTACTCGCCACGCGATTGCGACGACGCGACGTTCAGCCGCCCACGACCGCAACGCTCACAGAGATCGCCCGACTTAGCGGCCATGCGTCTTGAGATACTCGCGGAGATCATTCGCTCGCTTCGCAGCCGCAACCCGGCGGGCAATCGCCGCCTCCGACTGCTGGCGGAAGGCATCATACGAACGCTGAGCAACCGTCACGTCTGCATCCGGGTACGCCGGAAACGTCACCGGCCCGACATCGAGGAGCGAGTCAATCCGGTTGATCGTCCGCACGCTGCGACCGTCCTCGATCGCCCACGAGTCGCCGCCGCTGGGAACGGTGAAGCTGAAAGAACTTCCCTTGACGATGCCCGCCCGGATGTTCGCGGCGATGTCTCGCCCGTAGGTCGTGTCGGGCACTGGGAACTCATACCGCAGCCCCACATCATCAACCCGCATTGACAGCGTGCCGGGAAACCTCGCAAGCGGATAGTTCGGGTCGTGGTTCCAGAGAGCCCGCGTCTCCAGCGGCTTCTTCCGCCCGCGACGCTCGCTGACGATGCCGAACGCAGCCGGATCAATCCGCTCCACGAAGTCGCCCAGGTCCAGCGACAACACGCCGAACTTCGCCGCGTAGCCGACGATGTATTCACGCTCGCTGCCGTCATCTTCGCTGCGGCTCTCGACCGCCAGAAGCGGCACAGCGGATTCCACTTCGTCGATCGCAATCGCCCGTCGCTCGATGCTCATGGTTGCACTCCTGTCGTTCTCGTCCGCCGCGTTCATCTGCCGCACAAGTTTGTTAGCCCACGCCTGCCCGGCGTCCCCGCCCCACAAACTCCAGGCGATGCGCCCCGCACTTGGGAAGCCGTCCTGACTCGGGCTCCATCCTTCGCCTTGCTTGTCCACTTCGTGCCGGGCGAAGTAGCTCGCCATTCGCTTCGCCGTGTCGGGGCTGATGTTCACTCCGTTGCTCAGGTCTCTGGCGCGGGCAACGCCGACTGCCGTGCCGCCGCGTCCGTACTCGCTTCGCCACGCAAGCCCTTTAGCCGCTTCCTCCCTCACGCCAGCCGGTGGCGTGAAGTCGATGTGGTCGTACCTAGCTGCCACGCTTCCGCCCTTTCCGCTTCGGCTTGCCGTAGGCGTTCTCCTCCACTGCCGGCGGCTCAGGCAGCGGTTCGATCTTGGTGAGCGTTGCGACCTTGTGCCCGACTTGCGTATCGGTCGCACGCCAGCCGCCGCTCACCTCTTCGTAGACCGTGATGAGTGCCGCCGGATCTTCCTCGCTCGCCTCGATCTTGAAGTCAGTGCCGGGGATGTCCAGCGTGCCGTAGTCCATGACGTGGTCGATTCGCCCACGGGCACGACCGCCAGACGAATCCCATGAGACGAAGTCACCTTCGACAACGCTTCCGGGAGCAGCACGCTCGGAGACTTGTTCGACAACCTGCTCCGGCTCCACAGCAGGAGCCTCGGCGACCGGCTGACGCTCAACCACCCCAGCCAGGATCGCGGCAATCTGATCGGTGTTCATACTCGGGAACGATGCCGAGATCATCGCTGCCGCCCCTTCACGATTTACCAGCCCGTCGACCACCGACTGAATGATGGCGATCAGCCCCGTGATCTGGGCGCCGTTGAGGCTCACGTCGGCGACCTGCGGCTCCGCAGCCGTGGCCGGTTCCGTGGCCGCATCCAACCCGCCCTCGACCGCCTGCCCGTCGATGCCGCTGCCCGGCTGCTGTTGGGCGAGAACGTCCGCCTCGCTCGGGTCGGCACCAAGCGTGCCCATGTTGAGCGGGCGGTAGCGGGTGTCGCCACCCTCGACCGGGTTGCGGTTCTCCAACTCCAGAATGTCATTCGTGCTGAGAGCCCCGATGTCCCACATCGCACGGTAGTACGCCGACCGGCTCGCGGCATCGCCACGCAAGAGCCCGCGAACGTCGAACTCCACCAGATAGCGGTCATCGTCTGCGATCAGGTCACGCATGAAGGCAGACTCAAACCGACGCAGCCACGGCAGAATCGTGTGCTGCACGAAGTCGAGACCGGCGTGCTCGATCGAGCCGTACCCGCCGTTCATGACGCCAAGCAGGTGCATGGGCACGCGGAAGAGCCGGGCGATCTCTTCCAACTGGTAGCGGCGAGCGTCGATGAACTGAGCGTCGGTGTTGTTGATCTGCGGGATGTCGTAGGGCTTCAGCCCGCCCGTGAGCACCGCCGTCGAGTGGGAATTTCCCACTCCCCCATGCCGACGATCCCACTGGCTCCGAAGCTGCTCGCGGGCCTCGGCGTTCAATTGCCCATCGGTGGACAGCACGAAGCCAGGACGGGCACCGTTGCCAAAGAATCTCGCGCCGTGGAGTTCGCACGCCCGCGCCAGCGCGATCGCGTCCTTGCAACTCTCCACGATCGAGATGCCATGCACGCCGTCATCGCTCGGGCCGCGAAGGTGGAGGATCTGATCCTGCGAGTAGACGGTTTCGCTGCCGCGATCCTCGCGGTACTTGTACCGAAGTCGACCGTTCTCGATCCGCTCCACCTTCATGCGGCTCGGGTGCAACGGGATCAGTTGCGTGCCAGTGCCAGCACCCTTGATCTCGGAATAGGCGTCACCCCACAAGCCGATGTGCAGCACGGCTTGCTCTCGCCACTCAAACGATGTCTGCCAATCGTTCGGTTGCTGATGCAGGAGCCGATACAGAGGCACCTCGCGGGCTTGCCGCTTGCCGCCTTCCGCCATCCGCTCCAGAAGATGCAGAGGCAGGCTGGCGACCGTCTCGCCAAGAATCCGCAGGCAGGCGAATACCGCCGTCACCTGCAATGCGTTGTCGCTCGTGATCCGCACGCCAGCGGCAGACCGGCTTGAGCCCTCGTCATCCCACATCCGCTCCTCGCCGGGGAGCCAGAGAATCCGGTTGGTGTCGCGGGTGGTGACGCTCATATGAAGAAGATCTCGGGGTTGGTGCCAGCGGCGTTCGCGATCGACTGAGCCTCATAGCCGCCGAGAGCGAAGATCAATGCCACGATGCCGTCGATGCGGCCCGTGGATTTCTTCTTCACTGGCCGCACGTCCTCAAACGCATTGGTCTCCACCGTCACGCAACCGGCCATCCACGACAGAACGGGGTTGCCGCCGTGCCGGATCTTTCGCTCCAAGACGAGCCGCTCAAGCAGGCGAGTCGGCCCTGACATGTGGCGAAATCCTTGTCCGTATGATTCCACCGCAAGCCCCGCCCCTTGCAGTTCAACCGACAACTGCACCGCTCCGTGGATGTCCATGTAGACGTGCTCGACGCTGTGCCGCTTCGCATATTCCAGCACGTATTCACGAATCTTTGAGTGGTCGATCACGTTGCCGTCAGTCGCCGTGATGAACCCCTGATTCACCCAGTGCTGAAACGGCTGCCGGTCTGTCCGCTCGCGTTCCATGATGAGATCACGAGGTGCCCAAAACATCGGGTCAACGTCAAACGTGCCGTCATCATTCGGGAACAACGCCACGCACGCCGAGAGGTCAGTGCTCTTCGACAAGTCCATGCCGAGGATGCACTTCCTGCCAGCCAGCGGCGTCGGCGGCTTCTCGCTGCAATCGGCCCACTTCTCGGGATCGAGCCAGCGATTCGTGCTCTCGGTCCACACCCCCAGCGAGTACCGCAGCCACCCGTTCAGCTTGGTCGCCTTGTTGCGAGCCTCCTGGGCATCGGCGGCAAACGACTCCTCGGTCATCGTGATGCCCATGCCTGGATTGCATCGCCGCCAAGTCTTCGGATCAAAGTAGTCCTCGCTGCCGTCTGTCTTTGCCCCGAAGATCTTGCCGTAAAAGCGGGGATCGTAGTTCGGGTCGGCCATCACCTGCTCTGCGTACTCGTGCTGCTCCCAGCAGATCGTGTCACGCGAACTGCCCGCCGTCGTGATCGTCGCCAGCAGCGGCTCCCGGCGAGATCGGCCTGAGTACCGCAACGCCTCAAAGAGCCGACGATCGGGCCATGCGTGCAACTCGTCACAGAACACAAACGAGTAGGACGGGCCTTCAGCCGCCCCGGCGTCACGCGAGATCACACGCATACTCGACCCGGTGGCAGCACAAACGATCGTCTTGCGGGAATCCACCACCTCCAGCGATGCCGCCAGTTCCGGCGACCGCTTCACCATCGCGGCAGTCTCGTCAAAGATGATCGCCGCCTGGTTGCGATCCTTCGCCGCGATGCACCCAAGTTCGCCTTCGCCCTCCATGAGCAGGTGCCAGATCGAGAGGCACGAGAGAATCGTGGACTTCGCATTTTTCTTAGGCACTTCTAGATACGCGAGCCGATACCGCCGCAGCCCTTCTTCGGTTCGCCACCCGTAGAGCGGCTCGATCACATCGTGCTTGTGCCACTCCAGAAGCCGCATCGGCTCGCCAGCCTTCGCAGTCGGCGAGTCTTTGGTGTGGACGCAGACAGACTCTAGGAAGTTGATGACTAGCTGGGATCTGTTCTCGTCCCAGTGGTAGCCGTCAACTTCCTCAGCCCGCCGTTTCGGAGGCAGCCTTGAGGCGTCGGAACTTTTCAATGACGCTCTCTTGTTGCTGGCCTTGCGTGCCACTCAATCCGCTCCTGGCCGATGGAGTCAGCCCGAACTCTTGCTCGATCCGCAGCATCGACGCGGCCAACTTCGACAGCATCGTCGCGGCAGGCGTTGACTGCATGTACTTCACCTTACCGACATCGTCACGGATCACGAGCACGTCAAGCCCGCGACGGCACTGGTCGAGGTACTTCACGAACTGCTCGTGCATCGTGCAGTAGCGGGCAATCGTGTCTACGTCGGCGTTCGTCATCACGCCCATGCCGATGAGTTTCGGCACGACGTTATCCCACTTCTCGCGGGCCACGCCCGTCACCCACTCGGGCGGCGTGATGTCATCGCTTGGCGGCTTTGGTTCGCTTTTGTTCAGCGGCCTTTTGCCGGGGTTGCCCTTGGCGATCTTGATGATCGTCGGCTCTTTGCGTGGCCCTCGCTTGCCCATCGGAATCCTCCAGTGTTGCCTTCTTGCCGGTCAGCGTCTCCCACCGCTTTACGATCACGTCGCAATACTGCGGGCTGATCTCCATGCCGTAGCACTTGCGGCCCAGTTGCTCGGCGGCGATGAGCGTGGTGCCAGAGCCGAGGAAGGGGTCGAACACGTCGCCGCCTGCGTAAGAAAGACACCACGCAATGAGACCGACGGGCTTTTGTGTCGGGTGCTCCTTGTCGTAGGACGTGACAGATAGGCGAAACATTTTTGCTGGGGTGTCGACGTTAGTCCATGCCATCTCGCACATCGCCAGAGTCAAGTCTTCTGGCTGTTTCTTGTCCCACACGAAAAAACCTTTCGCGGGCGGCAGATCGAAGTAGTTGCCACCCCACACGATCGACTGTGAAACAGATTCAACGAACGCTCTCGGCTCGACCGGCTTTGCATCCCAATCGGCTTTCGCGTGCTTTTGCCTGACCGGATTGGACGCAATACCGATGCCGTAAGGCGGATCGGTGACCATGCAGTTCGCCTTCGCCCCAGCCATCAGTCGCGCAACGTCTTCAGCCTTTGTTGAATCGCCGCACAACAGGCGGTGTTCGCCAAGTAGCCACAGGTCGCCCGGCTTCGTGATCGGATCGACGGGCGGCTCTGGCACCTCGTCCTCGACGATGTCTTTGTCGCCGTCTTGGTAGAGCTCTGCCGCCTCGGCCATGTCGGCGTACATCTGCTGGAGCCCTTCGCTTCCGGTGTCCACCTCGCGGAGCAAGGCGTCGAGAGCCTGGGCGTTCGTCTCGGCCAACGCCGCGAGCGGGTCGAGCGATAGGAGCAGCTTGTCGGCTTCCGCCTCATTGATGTCGAGGATGAGAACCGGCACCTCTTGCTCGGGCGTGGTCTCGGCACGCAAGTGACCGTCCACCAGCATGAGCGAGCCATCTGGCAACTCGCGGGCGAGCAAGGCATCGGCGTAGCCGACTTCAGCCAAGATTCCCTTGAGTGCGTCCTGCTGTGCCTTGGGATGCGTCCGCCAGTTTTTCGGGTTGGGAAACAACTCCGACGCCTTGACAGTCCGAAGGGCTTTGACGCGGTTGCGGATGTTCATTCTGCGTGTTCCGTTTTTCTGCGGGAAAACCGCACGATACCCCCCCAGTCAAAACCTGCGGGCGCAAATCTTGTGGTTACAACCGTGGTTCGCCATTTTTGGCATACCCAAATATGGGGGGGTATGGGGTGTCTACTTTTTTTCCTGCTCGGTCGCGGTCTTGCGTGAGTGGCAACGCACGCACAAGCATTGCCCGCCCTCAACGTCATACCTGCTGCGTCCATCCTCGCAGTGATCGGTGCCCGCGACGATCGGCGAGATGTGATCCGCGTGGGCCTCGCGTTTGTTCCCGCAGATCCGCCCGCAGTCCTGGCATTGCCAGTTGTCACGCAGTAGCACAGCCTGTCGCCAGGCGAAATGCTTGGAGTCGACGTAGCCACGCCGGTAGGCGTTGGGCCGGTTCTCCTCTCGCTTCGCCCGGTGCATCCTCACGCGAGGCGCTCGGAACGCTGGCACTCTCTGCGGCATCTACTCGCCTTGCTGGTCTAGGGTCTTTCTCGACTCCTTTGGCATCAACGCATAGAGGAGCCGCGTCTGCTCCTCGACGCTCTTGGCGATCTCGCGTTGCGTCTCGCTTACTGTGCGGATCAGGGCGCGATGCTCTTCGGTGAGTGGGATTAGCACGTCATTGCGGAGCATCCAGCCAGCGGCGACTGCTACCACAACCGGGAAAGCGTAGTTGTTGAGGATGTAATGCAGCCCGCCTTCGACAGCCTCTTTGGTCATCGCGTTAGCTCCGATTTCCATACGATCATCAGCGCCCGGTTAGAGCGCCGCTCCAGCCACCATTCGAGGATCAAACGTACCACCAGTGATACAAGGGCTTGTAGGACGAACGTCCAGAGCACGCCGTAGGTCGCTGTATCAATTGTGGTACACGCCTGATGTAGACGCCTCACGCTCCGCTCAACTTCCATCGCCACGATCTCGCGTTGCTCGCCGTCTGCGGCGTGGTTCATCAGGTCGGCGGGCCACGTCTCGATAGTGAGTTGTACGAGGTCATCGACGACCTTCCGCCCGACAATGCGTTTCCGCAGCGGCAGTTCTCGCCAGACCCACGTTTGCAGTTCGTCCATCTTCACGGGCGGCACTTCCCATCGGGGCAGTCCTTCGGCACCAACACGCTCTTGATCGGCTTTCCGCTGCCCTTGCAAACAGGGCAGGTGACAGATACGCGACCGTCGCCGACCTTGCCGGTGCCGTTGCAATTTTCACAAACCTCGCTGACGGGAGCCGGTGCCGGGGGCGTTGCGTTCCGCAGCCCGATCAGCATGTGTGCCGTCTCGCAGGCGAGGTCAGCAGTGATGGCGGCATCGCCCGTGTGAAGAGGGGGCTGGGCGCAGCCGGTGGCGAGCGCGCACGCTATCACCAAAAACCTAGAGCACATCGCCCAGCCCCCAATCGGGAAGTGTTTGTGCGGGCCAGCCCATGACGCCAGAGAACGCCACGCAGTAGCGGCGTTGCAGGTCGCTCCACCGTGACCAAAATCCACCCTCGGGGATTTCCAGCACGGAGTTCAACACCTTGCGTCCGCCTGTGTTCCACCTATTCCATGAGTTTTGGACCATCACCAACGGCTCGCCGTAGCGTGCCTTCGTGGTATCGCGGTCATCGACGCCCAGGTACGCCATCGCGTGAGCCCAGCTGCCTTGACGTTGGCTCACACCGTTGTCATCGCGCTTATTGGAAAAACCCTCCATGCCACACGACGAAATGCAGTACCCGTTGTGGATAAGGTCGCGGACTTCCTCGAACGTGCGAGCGTGGGTTGCCGTGCGGATCAGGTGCTCCTGCCCGATCTGCTTCACGCTGTCGGGCGGCGGCGTTCGTCCCCACTTGCCCGCGAGCGAGCCGCTGTATCGCGTCAAGTCGCCAATGTCGCCGTAGGCTTTCCGCAGCCACAAGCCGGATTCCTTGAGCACGACTTCGGCGGCTGCATCGCACGACCAGCCATCGCCACCGTGTCGACGCCACCAGTAGATCGGCTCGGTTGCCAGCACGCCGTCTTTGCGTCCCGCCTCGCTCACGTCGGGCACGCCTTCTATCTCGCTCGTGACCTCATCAGGCTGACCGGCTGCAATCTCGCAGGCGAGGGTGCCCAAAGCTGCATTGCGTGTCGAATGGGCCACGCAATCCCCACGAGTCTGAGCCGATGCTGGGAGCGAACCCGGAAACACTTGCTCGATCACCGCGAACGGTGCTGAGAGCTTGCCAGCCCCGGAGCCGAAGAGCCCGTACCGCTGGCAAATCTCGCTGCCGTCTGGCGACTGCCCTTGAGCGGTCAGCAGGGCATTGAGCCGATCAGTCGCCTCGGGATCGGCGTAGACGCCGACCAGCCCACGGAGGTACTCGCTCTGCGGTTCCCACGGCATCGCGTCACTCCCGGTTCAGCCCGGCCCACGCGAGAGCCTTACAGAGTTCGGCGTAGTCTCGCCGCATATCCGGCGTGACAGGTCGCACCTCCATGCCGAGCGTTGCCCTGAAAGCCGCCTCAGTCGCTTCGGCGAGCCCTTCGTACTTGCCGGGCGGGTTGCCCGCGATTCGACGCCATGCGATGCCGAGGGCCAGCTTGTTGAACTCCCGCAGCGACTTAGTGTCGGTGAACGATGGCGGGTTCACCGTGGCATCGCCCTGCACAACCAGAGCCGCCTTCGTCCACGTGTCGGCCCATACCATGCGGTCGACGATGTTTGCGTTCGCCAGGGCATCGGCAACGTCTTTGACTCTGGCTTGCATGTGCGGGGCAGGGGGCTCGACGGCAACGGGAACAGGGGCAGGCGGAACGCTCGGAATCGACGGCACGCCAAACACGGCGATGTAGCCGCAGACGATCGCCACGATGATCCGCAGTTGCGTGTTCATTTCTTCGCCTTGGAACCGGAGAGCATCACGTCGAGCAACTGCTGGCAGAGGGCTACGCCTTCTGGCACGCCGTCCGACTTGAGCCTTGCCGCGAGATCGAGCACGAGCCGCATGTCGGCTAGACGGCGGGCTTCGGTTTCGTCGGCTGCGACGGGGGCTGCCGGTCGCGGTCGTGCCGTGAGCCATCCGCGAATGGTTGCCACCATGCTGGCCGACGCGGGAGCAGCGATGAGAGCCACTGCCGCCAATGCGGCAACGGAGCGAATGATGTCGTCATTGGTCATCGGGCAGCCTCGATCTGCATCAGGACCCAGCGAACCAGCTGCTCGCCCTCAGAGGTCTTCAAGACCGCCGCGATGTGCCGAACGGCTTCGTCATCGACCCGGTTGTTCGTCTTGCTCGCGAGCCATTCGCAGGCGTCCGCGATCACGAGGCCACGCTTGAACGGGTCGCCCTCGGTTGCGAACTTTTGCAGGTAGCCGATCAGCGGGGCGTAAGCTTGGATCAGGGCGAGCTTCTGAAACCAAGTCAGCGAATCGCCGTATTGCTGGGCTTCGGCGGGCGTCATCTCAAACGACATGGGCGTGTCCTCCTGCCCTCAGTCTGCCCCGTCGTCCTCATCACCTTGCAGTTTCCCGCCCACGTTTAGCACGGTGTCCTGCATCCACTGGAACAGGAACTGGTAACACTCCGTCGCTTCTTCGGCGGCCTCGGCACGCTCTAGACGGTACGGCTGACGCCAGACTTCCTCAGTGCCAGAAACGATCTTCCCGTCTGCGTATTCGTGTCGAAGGTAGACGTATTCCAAGCCGTACTCGACAACGATACGGCGATGCACTTGGTCGACCATCACCACGCCTCGTCGTCGATCTCGTCACGCAGTTCTTCGCTCAACTCGATCCGCCGGAGGCTGAACGCGGTCGGCTTAGTGACCTGCCGCTCTTCGCGGGTGCGGGCATCCCACGTCACTTGCACGCAGGTGACAGCGGCGGCTATCGCGGGGGCGAAGTTCAGGCTCGATTCCGATGCCGCGATCTCGTCTGGCGTCGGCGGCTTCGGGCGTGGTGGCTTGAATCGCAGGCTGCGATCGAGCCGCAGTGGCAGATGCCAGACGTTACGCAGACGAACGACTTGATCCTTCGTGACCGTGTATCGAACACAGAGAGCGGAGATCGGAATGTGAGATCCCCAATCCTTGCGGAACTGCACGATGTCAATGCGTGCCGTGTTACCCGCCATCGCACCACCTCATGACCGTCCGCATCGACGGGTTCAGGTAGAGATGCTGGCCGGTCGCGTAAGCGATCGACTCGTGGTAAGGCGCGTGTTCGCAATCCGTGGCACCGTCATAAGTCCCAGCGAGGTACGCTTCGGTGCGATAGATCGCCATGCCACCGAAGGCACTCGACACGAGAACAGGTGGCGAGCCGACCGGCGGCAACCACTGAAACTTCCACCCGCCGAAGCCAGCCGTGTAGTCATCCCAGTAGTTGCGGGCCTGCCCGACGCCCCTCATCGCCCAGGAATCATAGTGCATCCATGAGGGCATAACCCTTGTAACGCCCGATTCATCGGTCACTGCCGCCGGATGCTCCATCAGACTCACGCTCGCCATGCCGTAGGCACCGGGCAACTCCACGAGCCAGCCAAATCCGTTTCGCACGCCGTCAAGCGACCAGCCACCCCATGCGTCGAAGTCGATCACGATCACGTAGTCGGCATCGGCAGCGTGATCTCGCACCCACTGCTGGCACGCCGTTCGGTACTCCGCCAGGGCAATCGTTCGCGGCCCCGCGAACTCTGCGGAGAACTGCTGCCGGTTCAGCGTCTGGTCGCGGTAGCTCGCTTGCGGATGCCGCGAGCAAAAGTCCTCAAGCACCGCCACGGTGTCATCCGTGTTGTCGTTTGTCTCGATGTGCAACCGCCAAGATCGGCAGCCTGTGCCGATTGCATGAGCCCGCTGGAGGTTCTGCCGTAGCGGCCCAGCACAGTTGCGGGCGAGCCCGACGATGGCGACGTTCGCAAACGCCATCCGGGCCTGCCCCTCTAACGCCTTCGTCCGCCAGGAGTCGGCGAACGGTTCCAGCGGCATGAGCAGGTGGCTAGGTACGGACTTGGTTCGCGTACGCGCGGACTGCGGAGAGTCGGTCATGGTATTGCGTCACATGCACAAACCTTGGCGCGTCAACTCGCCGGGCATCGTGCGGGTGATGATTCCACGCTGGGTGTAAGAACGCCGTGTGAGCGTGCAATCTGGTCGGCGTGTCAAGTTCGGCGTGAGGAGCGTCCGTCACCGCGTAGCCCATCTGCGTGAGAATCGCCGCCTGCTCCCACCACGGATGATTGACGAAACGCTCTATCCTCCACGCCTGCTCCAGAATCGTCTCCATCGCTCTGGTCACGATCCACACGCCGCAGTTCGGCACCGTGCCGCTCTCGGTCTCATGCTCCACGAGCCCCTGCCATGCGTATTCGGGCATCTCGTCAAAGATATTCGCGTCGTGCTCGCGGATCACCACGTCGGCGTCGATCCAACACACCCGCTCATAGGCTGCCAGAGCGGCGACGATGTGCCGCAGCTTCATCCACGATGGCGGGCGGCTTCCTCGCAGATCGCACACACGCCACTCGCGACTATGTCGCTCCGCATACTGCGTGACGAGCGGCACCGTGTAGCCTGCGATCCGGGCGAAGTCTCGCCCGCTCCAGCCGGTCAGGATGAGGTCAGCCATGGTAGCCGACGAACAACGTTCGCCCCCGGTCGTCTGCTGACTCGCTGTAGAAGTAAAACCGCGACCGCACCTCCCGGCGCGATGTGCTACCTAGCTGCTCAAAGTCGTGAATGGCGAGGATGTCGCACATGCCCGCCGCAGTGAGGTACTCATTCAACGCCGGCTCGCCATGCACGGCGTCGTGAAAGATGAGATCCCACGCCTCTAGGTGCTGGCTCGACTCCCACAAGAACCGCGCGGCGTCATCCTGCACGGGCTGGATGTTCTCGATGCCGAGGAGCCGCCAGTATTCCTCGCGGGTTTCCTGCGGGATCGTGTCGCACAGATCGACGCTCACGATCGTCGACTCCGGGGACGCTATCGCCAGGGCGGCAGTCGAAAGCCCGGCGTGAGTGCCGAGTTCCAAGATCCGCCAATCCTTGCCCGCGACGATCTCGCAAAGTTCGGCGATGTGTTTGGGTGCCGTGGTCATAGGATGCGATGCGTCGATGCTTGCGAGGTACTCAACCCATGTCATGTGATCCTCACTGTGGTGCGTGGTTCCGTGCCGTAGGACTTCTCGACTACCACTCGACCGACCTGCGAATCGTCAGCCCATGCGATGCCGTTCAGTGCGTCCTCGATCCCCTTGAGGCAGTTCGAGCAGTCGGGTCTCGGCAGCTTCGGGGCGTCTTCCTTCAGGCCGCTCTTGCGGTAGTGGCTCTTCGGGCGGGCGAAAACAAGATCGACGATCAGAGTGATTGGAGCGGCGTCTGTCGGCTCGGCTCCTGCGGCTTTCGCTGCCGCTGCGATGCTGGCACGGTAGCCGTGGATAGCGTGAGTGCTTGGCGTGTAGGCGTGCCCGTGCTTGCCACGAACGGTGATGCGTGCCCGTGGCTGCGGCACGGGATCGCCCGGCACTGAGAACGTGATCGATTTCATTCCGGCGAGGATGGCGGCGGTGTCAAGCCGGCGACTCTCGCGATCCACTCGCGGTACACCGCCACCCGCGTATGCCCGCTCTCCTCGCCGTACTGGCTTCGCGTGTAGGAGCGTGGCGATGCCGTGTAGCTGTTGATGCCCGCCAGCTTGCCATCAACGAACAGCGGGCCACCGGAGTCGCCGGGGGCGATGCCGATTTCCATCGACGAACCGCGAAGCGTGAGGTTACACACGAGGCAGTTTCTCTCAATCCTGTCGACTCGCTGCGTTCCAGCCCTGAGCATGCCGTCGACCTTGGTGTGCCCGTAGCTCATGGGGCCGGTCGCCCCGTAGCCGACCACGCTGGCGACTTTGCCAACCTCGCCGCCCTCGGAAAGAGGCGGGTAGAACTCCAGCCCGAAGTCGGCAGCCGCCTCCAGAAGTGCGATGTCGTGCCGTCCGAGCCCTTCATCGGCCCACTCGGGATGGACGATCACCCGCTCGATCTCGCCGACGCGGTCGCCGCTGTAAGTCAGCGTCACGCCCGTGCAGCCGGCGGCGACATGCGCCGCCGTAATCGCCCACCGTGGAGCCACGAGCACGGCGCTCGCTACATGCGTCCGACCGTCTTCCGCAGTGCCGCGAAACTTCGCCGTGTATTTCGAGAACGCCCGACCATACTCGACATACCGGGCATCGGGAACGGCGTCATCAATCGTGCCAGCGACAGCGGCAACGCAACTGAGCCCGGCGAGTAACGCGGCCCACCTCATGCCCTGAGCATGGCAGGCGTATCAAGCGTGCTTGCAGTCAGCGGGCAGCGTAGTACAGGCCGATGTTCGCAAAGGCATACCCTGCGTATGCGATCGCCAGTGCAGCCTTCCCGTGATACGCGAGGTCGCACGCGACGTAGAGGTAGATCACGCCTGTGATTGCGATGAGGCTTGGTGCCATCGTTCCTCCTGTTTGCACAGTCGCGATCGTGTCACGTCTTCCGGCTCTTCACGCAACGCCCGGAGGTGACGCTCGCGAATCTCGCGAGTCTTCTCCGCGATCTCTTCGAGTGTCGGCACATACTCATTCTGATCGTAGACGCGCTCACGGCGTGGCAGTTTGTGACGCTCTGCGTGCTTGTAGACCGTCGACTCGCTGACTCCCAGCCGCTTCGCAATCTCGCCAATCGGCATTTCCCGGGTGCCCATGTGCCACAGGCGAAACAGGAGCGGCACATCGACAGGAGATTCCTGCCCTGCGTTCCACGCCTCTCTCCGGCGTGGCGGCAGACCGAGCTTCCTCCGTGCCTTCCACAAACCACCAGGCGTCACGCCAAGCTGATCGGCAATCACGGCAGGCGGCAGCCCTTCCGCCCACATCGCTTTCAGTCGCTCCAGATCCATTGTGTTCCTCGTGTTGCGGCAGCCGGGGGCGGCGGCATCCATCGCCGCCAGCCCCCTCGTGCCTCGACTGTCAGTCGTTCGCCAGCGGCATGATGATTCCGAATACGTCGCCGTTGCGGAGTTGCACGGCGTCGCCCGGCGTTACCGCCTCGATCTCGACGTTCGGCTCACTATCCGCTGGCAGTCCAGCAAGGAAATCCGTGACGAACCGAGGGTCAAGCTTCACCGTCACTGTCTCGCCCGGCTCGACGATCTCGCACGTCACGCTGCTCTCGCCCGCCTCGCTGCTCTGCGAGTGCAGGTGAATGCCGTTCTCGACGATCGAGTAGTCAACGCCCTTGCTCGCCTCGCTGGTAGTAATCGCCGCTGCTCTAGTCGCAGCCGCTAGTAACTCACGATCAACCACCGTTGCCTTCACGTCACGCTTCGGGAACACATCACGCCACTTCGGGAAACGCCCTTCCACGAGCCGAGCCGTCACGATGGTAGTGCCGATCGTGCAGACGACCGTGTTGCCACTGGCGTCGATCTCGACGAGTTCCTCGCCACCCGCCTGCTCCGCGATCCGGGCCAGCAGCTTCGCCACCCGCTGCGGCACGAGCGTTTCCGAATCGTCGACAGCCAGGTCGTGATCGATCCGAGTCAGCGTCAGCCGCCGCCCATCGGTCGCAACGAAACTTACGGTCTCACCCTTCACCTCGATCATCACGCCACCGAGGGCGTAGCGGCTGCTCTCGCGATCGCAGGCGTAGACCACCGAGCGGATCGCCCGTGCGAACTGGTCCGCCGGGAGCTTGATCCGATTCGTCGCCCCCTCCGCACTCATCTGCGGAAACTCGGCGGCGTCTTCGGTGGGCAGCGTCCACGAGCCACGCCCGCACGAGATCACGCACGACGTATCGCCCGGTGCAATCGTCACCTCGTCATCACGGCACTCGTGGAGGATCGACGCCGTCCGCCCGTGAGGCAAGAGCAACGCCGGGCCGTCGAAGTCAATCGCCGTAGTCACCTGCAACTCCAGGTCGGTCGCGGTCATCTGCCCGCCGCTGATGAGCACGTTCCGCAGGATCGGCTTCGGAGACCGCTCCTGAACCGCGTCACGCACCGTTGCCAGTGCCGCCTTGAGATCCGCTGCGTTCAACGCGATGCCAGCGGCCCGCTTCGTTTTCGTTCCCATTCTTCGATTCCTTTCGTAGAGATGCGCCAACGGCTAGGCCGAGGGCAAAAGTAAGTCCGTTCACCAACACTCCCACGCTGACAAGCGTGAATTGTTCGATCGTCATGCGACTGCTCCTTCAAACAGTGCCACGCTTGCCCGTGCGTCCTTGATACGCCGCTCGGCAAGGGCGATGTATTCCGGGTTCAGTTCGCACCCGATAGCGTTGCGGCCCAACTCTGCCGCCACGGCCAGCGTCGTGCCGCTGCCTGCGAACGGGTCGAGAACAGTGCCGCCTTCCGGACATCCCGCTTTGATGCACGGCTCAACCAGTCCCGACGGCATCACCGCAAAGTGAGCGCCGCTGTAGGGCTTCGTCGTGATCGTCCAGACGGAGCGACGGTTGCGGGTCGTTCCTTCCCACGGCACACTTCCGCACACGCCATCTCGCGGGCAATCCCTATCCGTCGCAGGCTTGCGTGCTTTGTTGCCGCTTCGCTTGAGCACTGCTTTCATTGGCCCGTTTGTTTTTCCGGGCACGCGGTCACTGCCGGGCTGTTGATCCCACGTTGCTTGAGAAACGCGAGCCACGCTAGTCATCGCTACTGGCTCGCTCACCGCCTCCGCGTCATAGAAATACCGCTCGCTCTTGGTGAGCAGGAAAACGTACTCGTGCGCCTTCGTGCAGCGATCCCGCACGCTCTCAGGCATCGGGTTCGGCTTGTGCCAGATGATGTCCTGCCGCAGCCACCAGCCGTCAGCCTGCAACGCGAAGGCGACACGCCACGGGATTCCGACCAAATCCTTGTGTTTCAGGCCGTGCGCAGCCGGGTCACGGTGCGGCGTATACCCGGATTCACGCCCACGTTTGGCGACTGTATCGCCACGACCTGAAACACCGCCCGCCAGCGTTTCCGCTGGCATGGACGTGCCGCCCCGCGCGGCGGCATAGGAGTCCCCAAGATTCAGCCACAGCGTCCCATCATCCCGCAACACCCGCCGCACCTCGCGGAACACCTCCACCATGCGGGCGACGTAGGCTTCCGGCGTGGCTTCCAAGCCGATCTGCCCGTCGTGGCCGTAGTCACGCAGCCCCCAGTACGGCGGCGATGTCACGCAGCAGTGGACGCTCGCGTCGGGCAGCGTCCGCAGCCCTTCGATGCAGTCGCCCGCAATGATGCGTTGCGTGGTCATGCCGCCCCGCCTTTCTGCCCGGCGAGCGAGCGGATGTATCGCGCCATCACCGTGGCGTCAGCCTCGGTATTCTCAAGCGTCCGAGCGTTCTCGATCAGCCGGCGATGCAACGCACGGATCGTGTCGGCTGCCATCTCCAGGCGTAGCCGGGATTCATCGTCAACGTCGTTTTCCCATGCCTGCATGGCACACATGTCGGCGACCGTCAGGGCAGGGGGGAGATCGTAGGGCTTGTCGCTCATTTCACGCCTCCGATCGGGCGGATGGTGCGCGAGTGCCGATCGTTCCAGGTCAGCCAGCCCTTCTTCCGCAGCGGGTGCAGATGAGCCATCGCACCGTTAGGGCTCTTGAAGCCGAACGCCGCCATGAGTTCGCGGATGCTGGGGCTGTACCCGTGGGCCTCGCAGTAGTCGACAACCCATTCGTACACGGCTCGCTGCCGGTCGGTGGGCTCGCTAGGGCTGGGCTTTTCGATGGTCTCGATCTCGGTCATAGATCCTCCTCCGTGATGTTCGCAGTAGACGCAACTGGACTGCCCTTTTGCGTTCGCCTCCATGCGGCATATTGCTCGTCTGTCATGTTTTGGCAGGCGTCATCTCGCCACATGCGTGTCGAGACAACTGGCCCAGCACTCGCCTGATCGCCGGGTCGCGTCGGCTTTTTGGGGTCGTACTGCCCGGCTAGGATTGAAGCGAGCGTGTCTTCCTTGAGAAAGAACGTCAGCGAGACCGGGGTTGTGAACCATCGGCAACGCTCAAGCCGTTCAACGCCACGCCGCCAATCCTCCTGCCACGCCAGTTCGTCGTAGCGATCGTGGAAGGCCCGTGGAGGGTGAAGCGAGTCGAACCGGGCAATGTGCTTGCACCTGCCAGCCGCAGCGTTCCAGGCGGACAGCAGAGACTCCCAAGCGGTCACAGCGTGTCCTGCCTGCCTAGCCGATGGATCGCCATCCGAAGACCGAAAGACGGGACTCCCCGTGTCTCTCTCTTTAGAGAGAGACTGTGGTTCTGGTTCTGGTTCTGGTTCTGGATGCACCCCCGGATGGGCACCCATTTGGGTACCGGATGGGTACCCATTTGGTACCCCATTTGGTACCCCATTAGGTTTCCCTCCTTTTTTGCCGTTTTCTCGGCGTTTTTGGCGGATTTCGACGGCAGCCTTTCGGTGTTCCTCTAGCCGCATGTTCCTTCGTTGACCATCGGTGCCTACTGGAAACTTGTTTTCCAGTAGTTCCCAGTGTTCCGAAACGCCTCCCGAAATGCGCTCCAAATGTTCCAGATCGGGAGGCAATCCGCCCCCGTCCCACTGCACCATAAGGAGCGTCAGGTAGTGCCCCCGCTGGGCAGCCGTCCACCCGATCGTGCTCATAAGGAAGTCGCGGCAGAACAACGGGAGGAACATGTCAACCCGTTCATCATCGAGGCGGCAGAGCTTCTTTCGTGGCATCAGGCGGCTCCCCAGCGATTCACGTCGTGCATGTCACCGTGGGCGTCAACCCGCTGGAAGCCAGGTGTGCCGTCGTTTCTTCCAAACAGCATCCGAAGGAGTCGCACGCCTTGCTTGCTGGAAAGCCGGTTGCAAGTGACGGCATCCAGAACCCTGCTGTTCAGGTCGTACTCGTCTTCTGGTTCCGACGAACGAATGGCATCGCGGAAATCATCTTCCAGCTTCGCCGCCGACCGTTCGTCAAGTTCTTTGGCGACCTTGAGCCCTTGCGTAATCGGCGGCACTGGCCTGCCCGTCTGCCTGACCTGGGCTCGCCTGCCAATCTCCGCAAGCCACGGGGCAACCTGTTCACTACTCATAGTCAAAACCTCCTTGTTTCCATTCAGCCCAGCCGCCACGAGCGGTCTGTCGCGGCTCTATGTCTCGTATTCAAAAAGAGTTGGTTGATCGACCAATGCGGGTTCGCCGTCAAAAACGTGCCATGCGTCAATCCATCGCCGAAATGACCCTGGCTTAATAACGGTCAGCATGGTTCCGCCGCCCGATCGCAGCAGTCGCTCTGGAATCAGGTAAAGAACTCCCTGAAACCTCAGAGCAAGAACGTCCCACGAGCCCTGCTTGTACTTGTGTTGCCCTCTAGCTATTCGCACACGACCATGCTCGTGAAACAGTTTGTCTTTGCACTGAACCCTCTTAGTTCCAACAACAGCATCGTGCGGCTTGTGACCATAAATGCGACGCGCCGCGTATCCATTGGCACGAGCCATGTCGACAAACTCTCGCTCAAAAGCAAAGCCACGTTCTCGACTCATGCCAACCTCCAAACCTTTTCCTTTCCATTCCGCCCCGCCGCGTCGAAGCGGCGTCGTGCCTATCACGGGGGCGGCTGCGGTTATTCAATCGCGAATACGGCGGCCCCCTGATCTTCTGACTTCAGAGAGCCGTCGTATCCTTGGCCGAGACTTAGTCCGAGCGTTTGCAACTCAGATTCGTCTACAGCAAACCGGACGGTGCCAGATCCGCCGTTCTTGCCTTGTCCGCTCAGGCAGTTGCCTTGCTGGTCTGATACACGGCGAAGAGTCCACGTCATCGCCTCATTGTCGAAATCGGCAGCGACGTGATCGCCGATAATCCATCGCAGCCTCTTCATGCAAGACTCGCTCACTCGCAGGCCGACGCTGTAGCGGATCGGCTCTCCAGTTTTGTTCTTCTCCGAAGTGGCATACACGCGCAGGTCGGACCCACCGCTTGGGGACCGTCCATGTGATTTCCTGACCAAGCTGATAACTGCCATGCTTGAACCCTTTTCTTTCTCTTCCTTTCACCAACCGTGCCGCCGCCCCGAGCGAGGCTGTCGCGGCGTGTTCGTTCAAAAAGCTCCTGCCTGCTGCAAATCGCCAACGGGCCTGAGTTCAGACGCGGGCACGAAAAACGCCGCTGGCCTGCCGCCATAAGTTCGCAGCCACTCGGCTCGCCTCGCGTCACGTCCAACGATCCAGCCATGCACGCGGTACTCAGGGCATCGGCCAGTGACGAGAACCCACGTCGCATCTTCGGAGTCGCCCGGCCTGACGATCAGGTCGTAGTCGTGTCGGCTGCGAGTACGGATCTGTAGGCCGGGAAGATCGTTCGCCTTCCATGTGTTCACGCTGCCATCCCAAAACAAGCCGAGGAGCTTTGCTACCGCCATCTCTCCGCATGCGCCCTCGATATGCTCGCTCCACCCTTCGCCGTCATAGCCATGACAGTCGTGCTTTCCAGCCTTGATGGCTGCGAGTTGACGCATCCATCCGACGTGGCTTGCCATTGCAGCCTCGTGCCACGTCAGCGTTACGGTAGTGCTGCTGCTCATCCTTGAGCCTCCGTGTAGATCAAACCAATGCCGGCGTCTTCGGTGTCTTCGTTCGCAGCTGCGACCAATCGCAGTAAGCCTGCTCAAACAACTGCGGCGAGCGGTGGCCCAGGTGCAGCCGCCCGGCTCCTGCCTGTTCCATCTCGACATGCGTAGCTCCACTGCGGCGTAGGAACTTGCTGCTGCCGCCGATGCCCACTGAGTCAATCAGCTTTCGCATGTGACGCATCGCCATTCGCCGACCACACACCCAGCCGAGAATCCTCCCGTCCGGTGACGCCGCCAGCATCTTGTCGATCGCGTCTAGGCAGGCTGGCGTCAGCGGTCGCGTGAGCGGATCGCCGGTCTTGCTCTGCGTCCACGCGAGGGCATCGTCTTGCAGGTGGTCGCGGGTGAACGCCATGCAATCGCCGAACCGGCTTCCGGTCTCGTAGCAGACGAGAATCCAGCACCGGAGGAACAGCCCGAGGTCGGCACCAGATCGCAGCGTCTTGCCGTTTCGCTCTGCGGCGGCATCGAGCAGCGTCTTCAGTTGGGCGATCGTCCACGCCTTCGTAGGCTTGCGGTGAGCCTTCATCCGCAGGATGCCGCGAGGGGCAACGTCGATGATCCCGGCGTCATACGCGAATCGCCAGATCGACAGACAGATCGTCCGCTCCGATCGCACCGTGATGCCGCTCACCTGCTCGATCCGTGTGAGTAGGTACTTGTTCAGCCGCTCCTTGGTCACGTCACCGATGCGGCCCGCGACACGCCGCACGTTGTCTGCGTAGACAGGCGAGACTGAACGTGCCGCTAGGTAGTGTTTCGCGAGCGTGGCGAATGTGTGGGGCTTCTTTCGTGCCATCGTCTTTCCTTCCGTGTATTGGCCGCGTAACGTGCGGCGGACGGTTGCGCCTCGGCAGGGGAGATGTCCCGCGTATCGCAACGGCTCGTTACAACGCCACGCGGCCAGGGCGGTGAATGTGGCTATGCGGGCCACTGCGGCAATCGCGTGCCGGGCGAAATCGCTAGTCGCTTGCCTCCGCTGGTGGTCGTGGGTCGTGGACCTTCTCTCGCTTGTGGAGCCCGAGCCGCTCGCGCAGTTCGTGGATCTCTTTCATCAAATCGCGGACCTTGCGCCAGCTTGCAGCGTTTTCGTGACCCTGCCGTGCCACCCACGCCGCCATCTGCGGACGATGCAGCCGCCGCAGCTCGGCGACGATGTCATCGGTGCAGCGGAAGGTATCGTCTGCTGTCTGCGGTGCAGGCGGGGGCAGCCGCCTTGCGCTCTTGCTGCTATAGCGGGTCATGCCGCCACCTCGCTTTCATTCAGAACCGCCATCGCCACGTCGATCAAGTTGCGAAGCTCGTTCGCCTGATCGTCGCTGTAGTAGCCGCTCTCGTATCGCTCGTTGACCGTGGCAAGAAAGTCGCCCAACTTGCCGAGGTCTTTCGTCCCGTTGATGGCCCGCTTCGCCTTCTGCATGTCGGCGTCGGTCGCCACCTTCACCGGCTGCGGCTCAGGCGTCGGCTCAGGCTGCGTCACCGTGACCGGCGGCGCGTCGGGCGGCATGGCGTAGTCCTGGGCTTCCTCGACCGTCACAAGACCACGCAGCACGTCAGGGAACGTGTCACGCAAGCAGAAGCCGCGTGCCCGCATCTGAAGCATGCGGCGGGAATAGGATTGCCAAGGGCCGCTCTTGCCCCACAGCCCAGCCTTCTTCGCATCCGCAACGCTGAACGTCACGACGTTCGCCCGCTCATAGCCTTTCCGCTTCGCTTCGCAGATCGCCACCATCTGATCGCCGTCGCCCTCGATCCGCTCGCGGACGAACTCGCAGACCGGGCTGCCCATCACAACCGCCAGGGCCGTGTCGCCGTAGACGCTTGGCCTGCCGTTCACGACCGCGATGCTCTGGAGAGCCTGCATCGGCGAAAGCCCGATCTCGCTGCCGTGTTGGATCGCCAACATGCACGCCTCAGGTTTGCCGCGAAAATCCTTCGGCGCGAACTCCGTATTCGCGACGATCTTCGAGAACCGAAAGCAGTCATCGAAACTTTGCAGGGCCAAACCTCCCCGCTGGGTGCTGATCTCTGTGCTCATGTCGAGTCCCTTTCGTTGCTGTTGATGAAAACCCGGCTCCGCGTCCTGCCTCGCCGGGCAACCCTTCCTTGGCTCGCAGCGGTTCCACCGCCGCTCCTGTTTGCTCA